ATATAGGTAGATACATTGAATCACCTAAATAGGTAGATTGAGAGTTGTCGCAAGGGAACGGACCAACCAGAAAGGAGCGGCAACCGATGAGCGAAACGGAAACCATCGCAAGGAACCTCAGCGGCGAGCTCGCACGCCACCGCAAGACGCAGGCCGCGCTCGCCAAAGAACTTGGGGTGAGCGAGCAAAACATTAGCAAGCGATTGCAAGGCGAAGGGTCGTTCACCACCGAACAACTCGAGAAAGCCGCCGCAATGCTCGGCATGAGCCTCTACCAGCTCATGATCAAGCTCCTCCAGCCAATCGACGGAATCAACCAAATCAAACCATAGGCAACCGGCGTTCGCCGACGCATGAATCGAAAGGAGAATCCGAAATGAGCATCAATATTCCGGCCGAGACACCGGACGAATCCACGAACCCGATCTCCGTTGAGGAGTTCGAACGCCTGCACCCGGCGATGCTGGGCGCGATAAAAAAAGCCGTCCGCGAGGAACCAGCTCGAACGGTTATCGGAACAGTGGGCGACGACAGGAGGAGCCACCTGTCCAGCCTTGACCTGCGAGGAATCGGCATCGAGGTCGGACGGCAGTTGTCGGCCCGCGACATGACGACTGAAGTCATGGGCTCGATTCTCGAGCACATCAATCAGGCCGCGGACCGACTAAGCACGGAGATACAGGAACTCCGTTCAGAACTTATCCGAGAGCACGTCGAGACAGTAGGCGGCGGATGCCATGGAAGCATCCATCGAATCGAATCCCTTGGCGAGGAGGGAAAGCCCTTGGCACAGGGCTCTCATCCTCTCGTCGGGATCGGACGTTTCAGCGGCCTTCCCGAACACGGCGCTCGCCTTCGCGAAATCGGATCCATTGCTCATATTCTCACCTCCCTTCTTTGCGTGGGTCTGCTCATTCTCCCACTCGGCAGGAAGGGCCTCAAATGAGAGTGCTTCGAAAAAGCAAGCGGCGCTCGCCGAAGAGTGAATCGAAAGGAGAATCCGAAATGAGGAAGATGAAGAGATCCGACGTTCGAGAATGGATTCCAGGTGAACCGCTCGAACGGGTCGACTTCGGCAACGGCTGCACGGGGATGGATAAGAGCATTCCGAAAGAGCCGGGGAACGCTGGCGATTTCAAGCGTCTCATCTGGAAATGCCGCACCATCGAAGCGGACGGAGGGCCATGCCTTGATGTGCTTCCATCCGAATACTGGATTGACGACGTGAAGCAGGCCGGCTATTTCGATGTGGTCACCGACGAATCAAGTTACGGCCCATGCAGCTTCGGTGATGCGTGGTTTTATCTCGCTGGCGTTGATGCGGGATGGCATCTCGCCCGCAGGAAGCGTCATTCCGGTTTGTGTGCGACCTTGCGTGGCATATTCGATTCGTTGACTCATCGCCACGAGAACGCGACTGATGCAGAACCGTTGGTTACGGCCTCGAAGCCCTCTCGCGAATCTGCCGAACACTCTTCGAGCTGCGGTTCCACGCCTCCTTCTTTATCTCGGTCAGAGATACACGAATCTTATGACTGCGCGACATGTGGGACGACCGCCACTCAATCTCGAAATCATCGGGAAGTAGCAGCACCGCATTCTCGCCGGTGAAGCCGGTATGGCAGATCTGATTCGGTCTCAACCGCTTGGCCAACAGCGGCGTATAGGGGCTTGTTCCGAACGTTGCCTGAGGTGGGATTCGGACGTCATACATCGTCAGAGGTCCAACAAGCCGGAAATACACGATGCTGTTCGACGTGGAATCAAGAAAAGGCTCCAAATCGGTTTGGGACAAATCGTCCCTACGGCGAATGGAGTGGATTTGAAACTGCTGCAGAACGTTCCACGCCAAAGACGCCCCGGCGATGATGGTCGAAGCCCAGCCTGCCGGATCCTCAAGAAAACTATTCACAAACTCGATTCTAGGGAGAATCCAATGAACAATGAAATCCAGAAGTTCGATTTCAAGGGCGCCCCATTGCGTACCCTGACCGATAAGGCGGGGGAGCCCTGGTTCGTCGCCAAGGACGTATGCGACATCCTCGGGACAGATACAAGGGACTTACACAAGATTCTTGAGTCTGATGAAATCACCAATGTGGATAGTATCCACATTGCTCAGAATGGCGGTAAAGCTCCGCTCATCATCTCCGAGCCTGGTCTTTACCGTCTTGTGATGAAGTCTCGGAAGCCGGAGGCCAAGGAGTTCCAGCGTTGGGTGACGCATGAGGTGCTGCCGTCCATCCGCAAGCACGGCGGCTATATGGCCGGCCAGGAACGGATGACACCGGAACAGATGGCGTTGGCCAGCATGCGATGGCTGCAATCCAAGGTCGACGAACAAGCCAAACAGCTCAAAGCCCAGGAAGGCAAGGTCCTGTTCGCCAACGCGGTCGAAACCGCGAGGACGTCCATCCTTGTGGGCGATTTCGCGAAGATCCTGAAAAGCAACGGCATCGACATCGGCCCACGGCGCCTGTTCGCCTGGCTCCGCGAGCATGGATGGCTCATCAAGGCCAAGGGCTCCAGTTGGAACATGCCCACACAGAAGGCGATGGACCTTCACCTGTTCGAGGTCAAGGAGACGACCATCAGCCACTCGGACGGGCACACCACGATCAACAAGACGCCGAAGATGACCGGCAAGGGGCAGACGTATTTCGCCAAACTGTTCCTCGCGAAACCAACACAGGAAGCGTGTGCGTGATGAGTGAGACATGGCTGCCGGCATGCATATCGCTTACTGCTGGCTTGTTCAGTCTTTCCCTGGCTTTGCTTCGGATCCTCGTCGATCTTGATCCGATCGGTTGGATCCTGTCGTTGGGGGAGTGTCAAGAGTCCGGGAAAGCGGATGCAGTCGGGGATGTGCAAATAACCATAATCCCAGTCTCGAATGTTCGAACCGGTATCTCGTCAGAGTTGGCAAATGCCGTCTCGTTTCCGGTATCGGATGACGCGGCTGTTCCGGGAGCGACCCATGAATCGAATAGGAACGGAACACGCGGCGCATCAAATGCGTCGGCTGCTTCGTCCAATGGAGGCGTATCGCTATGACATCGGCTTTCTCATCGGCGTGCATGATGATATACGCGCGGTCGGCCGCTTTGAATTGCGCGATGCTGCTCGGAGTCATGAACTCGGTGTTGTCGCCGATGGGTCTCAGGAGCAGGAAATACGCCTTGCATCCAATCCCCTCGATTGAGACGTCGTACGCGTCGCCGTCACCGGAATTGTACACGGAGCAGACGGAATCCGGCTCGGCCTCGTCTCGAGACTCCAACCAGTCAGAAAATCCGGGCACCGTTGAGGAAATCGGTAATTCAGGATTCGTCGAGTGTTCCAGCAGGGTCCAGTCCGCCTGCGGCCTGTTATGCCATGGCCACCAAACGGTCAATCCGGCGCCAAACAGCGAGGCCGCGGCACCGGCCCATGCGGCCAATACGGATCCATCCATTGATTCTTCTCCTAACTGTTCGGCCCGCACGTCGGAAATGCGGGATGACACCGATTTTAGGAGGGGGCCGGGCGGTTCTCCTAACGCCGCCCGGCATTACACACGCAAAGGAGGCGCGTGATGGAAGACGATACGACGTTCGCTGCGCTCGCTGAGGTCCTGAAACCGATGAACACGACGAAGGACATCGCGGACCGTTGCGGCATCAAGGAGGGCACCTTGGCGTACTGGCGTGGTGCGGGAATCGGTCCGAAGTTCGTGAAGGTCGGACGGACCGTCATGTATCCGAAGGAGCCGATGATCGCCTACTTCAAGGAACACCTCTACCAGAGCACATGTGAATACGAGGGAAAGGAGTCGGCATGAAAACGATTCGCAAGGCCTGCGTGCAGGCAGTGTTCGACGAGTTCGAGACCCAGGGCGAACTGGTCCACCCATTCAAGGACGGGGATGTGGAGGCCATGCGGGCGCTCGGCCACATCGTCGGCTACATCGACCTCGACGTCACCGGTCTCGTGGACCTCATCATCGACACGATCAACAAGGAGCTGTGATGATACTCAGGAGAATCGACGCGGAAACGCTGCTGACGCCACCAGTACCGCCGAGGGGCACGGTGATCATGTTCGGTTTGACCGGCTATGCGATTCGCGTCACGGGCAAGGGCGCCAGCCTCATGGCACTCGACGTCGACGGAAGCCAGGAGCTGGCGAGCATCGGGAAAGACCAGGCAAGGAAATTCATTCAAAGCATCGGAGGCGCAAGATGACGGACAACGATTATCGCATTGAGGACAGGTTCGAAAAGGGAAGGCCGAACTACACGCTCAGGCGTTTGAAGTTCACGCTGGCCGTGGTCGGTCTGGTCGTGAGCGTGACGCTCATGCTCACCTGGCATGGCGGCGGTCTGACGGGCGCGCTTGTGGTTGAGGGCGTGTATCTGGCCACGGCCCTGTGGCTGACGGTCAGGTTCGCTCCGCGCGATGACGTGGATGGCGACGTCTGACCGTATCCGCCGGCGTACAAGGACGCGGACGGATGGCGGAGGCGTGGGGCACTTCATCTCACATTGCATTTCACGCATTCACTCTCACGTCTTCCGCCGTCACGCTGCGTGTTCGAATCCCGCCGCCGGCGCTTGGCCGGACCGTCAACGCCGCCCGCATCCCCGCTTCGTTCAGCTTTCTTGGTGGTGTGGGAACGATGGGCGTGCTTCTTTGCTGTCATGGCGCCCAGCGGTCCGGCTCGTATCAATCAATCTCATATCAATCAAGGTCAAGGGAGGAACCGATGAAGGAGATTCTGCCGCATTGGCATTTCAGTCCGAACGCTCCGGTCAAGGACGTCGACACGAAGAAGATGACGAGTGGTGACAGGGCGGTGGCCGCCGCGTGCCGTCGGGCGATGGAGAGCGAGGCGTGGAAGGAGCTGGTGATCCTCGAATCGGTGGGCGTGCGGTTCACCGGGCTGGTGGGCCGGTTCGTGTCCGAGGTCGCCATGCCGGTGTTGGAGGTGATGCCTGGTGACAGTTTCCATCAGGGCGCGAAGGCTCAGTTGTCGCACATGGTGAAGACCAGGGATGGTGGCGAGACCATCCGCATCATCAAGACTCTCGCCGTGAAAGGTAGGTTCTAATGGCTGGTGAGACGATCATCGCGGTTGTGGGCAATCTGACCGCGGATCCGGAGTTGAGGTCGACGAAGAACGGCAGGAGCGTGGCGGGCTTCACGATCGCGTCCACTCCTCGCACGTTCGACAGGCAGTCGAATCAGTGGACCGACGGGGACGCGTTGTTCCTCCGCTGCACGGTGTGGGGTGACTTGGCGGAGCATTGTGCCAATAGTCTCGCCAAGGGCATGCGTGTGATCGCCCAGGGAAGGCTGACCCAGCATTCATGGGAGGACGAGCAACATCAGAAGCGCACGAGCGTGGAACTGCAGGTGGACGAGATCGGCCCGAGCCTGCGGTATGCGGCCGCGCAGGTCGTGAAGGCTCAGCGTGGCACGGCTGGTGCGTATGGCAATCCCGCGACGAGTCCCGCCGGATATACGGGCGGCTCGACACAGCAGACCGCGCAGCTGCCGCCTTCCGACCCGTGGGGAGCGCCCGTACAGCAATCGTCGTCGTTCGGCGAATTCGGCAATCCAGCCGACACCGAACCGGAATTCTAAGGAGGAATCATGGGCATCACCATAGAGGAACTACGCGTCGAGGACCTGCATCCGAATCCGCACAATCCACGCAAACGTTTGGAGGACGTGGACGAACTGGAGGCCAGCATCCGCGTGCAGGGCATCAAACAGCCGCTCCTGGTCACGCCGACAGGCGAGACCGACATCGACGGCCACATGCAGTACCGCGTGGTCATCGGCCACCGCAGGCTCGCCGCAGCCAAACAGGCCGGACTGGAATCCGTGCCGGCGATCATCGAAAGGATGGACGCGCGGAGGGAACGCGAGGTCATGCTGGTCGAGAACTCGCAACGCTCCGATTTGACGCCCATCGAGGAGGCCGACGGCTATCAGGGGCTCCTCGATCTAGGCGTGGGCGTCAAGGAGATGGCCGAGAAGACGGGACGCAGCGACCGGTTCGTCCGCAGACGGTTGAAGATAGCCAGAATCCCGCAGGAGACGCGCGACATGTCCGCCGATTTCAGCCAACTGTCGCTCGACCAGTTGGACAAGCTCGCCGAATTCGAATCCGACCACGACATGCAACGCGAGCTCGCACGGTCCACCGACTTCGAATGGACGTACCAAAGGCTCGTCAGAGAACGCGACAAGACGAAATGGTGCGGTGAGGCCGACAAGGCGCTCGCGAAGGCCGGCGTCAGGGTCGAGTCCTTCCCGGACGGGAAGAACTATTGGACGTTCGAACCGCGCGGCTACAGGCGGCATAACATCATTTCCTCCACTCGGGATCCGTTCTGGAAGCAGTTCACGAGCGAGGATGGGTGGCCGAAACTCCGCGTCTACGAGAACCATGGCGGCTACTGCCTGTACGCGCCGATTCCACTCGACCAGCTCGAAAGGGAGAAGAACGCGAAAACCGAACGCCAGGCCATCATGGCACGGGGGAAGGAACTCGACCGCAAGGCCAGGGACTTCGAGGCGATCGCGAGGGACACGCGTTTCGCATGGCTGAAAACCAACCTCCACACGCTCACCCGCGAACAGACAGTGGCGGGAATCTGCGAACTCGCGCTCGCTGAGACGGTTGGCTGGCATTCGATGTTCGTGGGCCAGCGCCTCCATGGCGAGGGTGTCGTGGAGGCGCTCATCGGTTTTGGATGGAATCTGCCGATTACTGAGCATGACGGCGACCACTGGTCGTTGGAATGCAAGGAGAACCTCGACCAGATCCGCATGGTGTTGAGGGACAGGCCGCTGCGGATCCTCGACGTGCTGGCCGCACGCCAGGAGGACAACGCCGATTGGCGTGCGTGGCGCACCATGCGCGGCGTTGATGAGATGTGCGTCTGGTACGGCGCATTGGAACACCTCGGATACCAGCCCAGTGCGGAGGAACGCGAGGCACTCAAGGGCGCGATGGTCGAAAAGGAGCAGGAATCATGAGTATGAAGGCATTGGAGTGGGCCATGTACGACGTGCCCGCCGAAATGGCCAAAGGGTCGCTTCTCCGCATCCTCCTCGCGCTCGCCGACCACGCCGACACCGAAGGCCGTGGCGCGTTCCCATCCCAGAAGCGCCTGTGCGCTCTCACCGGGTACAGTCGCCGCACCATCCAGCATGGATTGCACGACCTGGAGGCATCCGGATTGATCGTCAAGGGCGACCAGAGGCTCACCGAACACTACGGACGCCACCGCCCGATCGTATGGAACCTCAGCATGGAGGATTTTAGAGGCGCAAAAACTGCGCCCCTAAAAAAGAACGAATCCGAGGCGCAGCATACTACGCCCCAAAACAGCCAAGAGGCGCAATTAGGGGCGCAAAAAACAGCCGTTAGAGGCGCAATTAGGGGCGCAGTATCACTACGCCCAAACCTATATAAGGAAGAAAGTTATATAGAACCTAGAGAGAGTAACGCGCGCGCGAGAAAACCAATCCCAATACCAGCCGACTGGAAACCCTCTGAGGAACACCAGGCGCTCGCCGACCGGCTAGGCATCGACTGCGACATCGAGGCCGACAAATTCCGCGACAGGGCCCTCGACTCGGCAGCCCGCTCGGCCGACTGGAACGCGAAATACCGCAACTGGCTCGTCAAAGGCAAGGAACGCGGATTCGCCACGCCAAAGGATTCCAACGCTCGCCGACGGTATACGT